CCCACATGCCTTGTAATCTCCGTTGTCTGTTATGGACAGCACTTGAAACTTTCGGCCGATAAGTTGCTCTACTTTCTCGTATGAACCATCGGCTAATTGTATATCTGTCCCGTATGCTCTACATTTGCGGCATCTTCGGTGCCACTCTGCAAAGAATGTTTGTGACGCTGTTACCCTCTCCGCCCTCCGCCTGTCAAACTCAAAAAAAAGGCGCCGCTGGTGTTCATGCGCACCTTGACAAAATTCTGCACTAGGTATCATTATTGCTCTGGTGTTTCTTGCTGCTCCGCCTGCGATTCCTGCTGAGGCTTAACTGCGTTCATTGCATCGAGAAACGATACGCACTGAGTCTCGATTTTCTCGTTGGCACTGGTGGTATCTGTTCTCTCTTTATATCCATGATTGGAAGATAAAACCAACTTTGTGATCGTACTGCTGAATTCGCACCCAAGTCCTTTATCTAACAGGATTTGATGTTGTGCTGAATGTAATTCCTCTAAAGCCAGTAAAAATTCAGGATGTTCCTTGCCCCAATTGGCTACAGTTTTCTCGCTAACACCAACAGATTGTCCGAACCCAGGTTGGGCTGGTAGCCGGTTGCCGAATGATGCGTAATTCCTGATATACGCCCTGCACCTGTCTGGCATGTCCGGCGCATATTTCGATGGTCTACCAACTGGATTAGCTTGCTGTTCATCTGCCATAATAATACCTCTCATTTCTACTGTTTTGGCCGTACTATAACTCTTTTAACGTTTCGCCTTTGCGCGCAGCCATCGGCATTTTACCCATGTTTTAATTACACAATCTCCGAAATTCTGAACATTTTCTCACTCACCAAATGTCCAATCTTTTAATCTAAGTGTGGTAAAATAATATTTTTATCTCTTTTATTTACAGGTAGTTACATTTTATTTTTAATATTTTCACTTGACTTTTCGACTTGACCTGCATATATATAGGTTAGCATGGTGAACCAAATTAACAACTCGAAAAACTACCTCACACATATCATCACTCAACAATTCTGTAAACATAAGCTCCCCAACGGTTCCGGCCTCACTCACCATGCTGCCGGTGCTTGCGGGGGGCTTTTTATCTTGAAAGGGTTGGAAAAATGAAACAAAAATTGTGGATAGCTTGGGGAATCATTGGAGCAACTGCTATATTATCTTTATTTATAGGTAATAGCATTGTTGCATATATTTTAGCATTTATTTCAGCAGGATTCGGATGGTGTGCATTTATGAAAGGGTAGGAAAATGAAAATCGGAGTTAAAATAATTAACGCAGAAAACCAAGAAGTGCTTAAAGACTGCGGTACAATACTTACGGACAGCCCATCACGCGCATGTGAGATGTACCGACATGAGGAGCAATGTTACATAAATCAGGGATATATCACAGACATTATTTGGTCGGAAATCAAATAACATCCTCCACGCTGCCATCTGCTACGGTAGGCGGAGGCAAGGGCGGGCGGGCATTTATTATCAATGAGGCGCACGGACTTCGAGTCTGGATGATCCGCCACCGGAAGATATGACTTTGATTTGCGAACACGTGAATCAGGTTATAGAGAAATACGATTCTGACAATTGACGCCGATAAAAAGAAAAAAGAATGTGAGAAATTGGTTTTGCGGAGATAATAAAAAAGCCCGGCAATAACTGGCCGGGCTTTAATTTTGCGCAAATATATTCGAGTTATGGTCGGTACTTATATCCCCTCGTCAGGAGATCGTCGCTCCTGCGGGTCTTCAATATCGTCATCTTTGAGTTGCTGAATCAGATCCATAGTTTCGACTTCATCCACAAGAAAATCAATCGCATCATTCTCGTTATCAAAATCCCCAAGATTGACCCAATCTCCCGTTATGCTCTTCTTGAGTACAGAAACGTATTTGCATTTATCCTTGATTATATGCCTTTTCAAGTGAACGTTATTATAATTACTTGTCGATTTTACCCTCTTGCCAATAATCCAGGGATTCCACCATCTTGAGTAGTTAACTGAATATTTTTCACTTCCCAATTCCCATCTCCACCGCACAGGTCAGTGCCTCGACAATCGCGTTTATTTCTTTCGCAGCTTGGCGCTCGATTTTCAGGTTTACCGCTTCGATCATTACGACCATCAGATATGTCACTTCGTCCCAGCCCATCACTAACACGGGTCCCGTCTTCTTGAAGCACATCACAAAAATATCCAATTCACTAGCTAGTTCCCTCATCGACTTGGAATCACAGTTTCTCGCCTCTATGATACTATTGCGGATACGTATGTAAATGCTAGTCGGCATATCGCATAGGATTGTGAGATGCAATCTGTCAATTACTGCTATAATCATTTCAAAACCTTAGAAGTTATCTGCCATCTGCACATAAAGATCGGATACTCCTGTCTCTGCGCCCATTTGGGCCATTCTTTCGGATTTTTTGAAACCTTGCCGTTGATTTCGAGCTGCTTTACATATACGGAGACATTAGGCTCATCACAATGGCGAACTGCATTCTCTATCCATTCAAGCTTGCATGGCCTTCGTTTAGGCCCGGACTCGCAGCCGACAATTACCAAGTCCGGTATCAAGCTGTCGTAGAAATCCACCCGCTCTATCAAAGGCTCAAGCGAAACGCCTCGAATGGCGGCTGTGATATCCAGGAGAATCGGAACATTTTCATCAAGCTCTTTTTGTGTCGAGCACGAGACAATAAGACATACATTTTCGAAAGGCCATTTGATACCATTGGATGTTCCGTAAAATTTATCAAGCAGCATTTTCATCCTCTTCACCTGTTTGGTAAAAATCATGTATGTATGCCAGTTTGCCCGTTGAGTTATCAACAAAGCTTTATAAATATATGATTCAGGTACAAGAGGATGGAAAATATCGCTCATCGAGCAGACGAAAATCCGGCATTGTTTCCGCCAGTGCAGCGGATCTTCGAGCCTGTCGTAGCGCAACTGAATCTCCGAGAAAGGCTTTGCGTATTGCAGAGGTACTTTTTTGCCGGCAAGATATGCTTTGTGCCTCATATCATGCAGGTCTTTAGCCCAGCAGTTATCGCAGCCGCGCATCCCGTTGTGCGTGCAGCCTACAGTAAGGTTCCAGCTTTTATCCGCGTATGGTATTTGAGTTGTTCCCATCCTTGGTTTTCCTTTCATTTCTTTTTTGCTATCTCCTTGAAGATATAGTGTATCAGGTACGCATAAGCCTCCTCGGAACTATCTGTTAGCCAACAACCGGCCCGTTGAAGAATCCAATGAGCGGCGTGAAATGCTTCGTGGCATAATTCAGGATGATTGGCTTTCCCTTTTTTGAGCCAAATCACACATATTTCTTCTTTGGCTTTAACATAAACTTCAAACCGTCCATCTTTTAATTTAGGTGGTGATTCGCCGAATTCTGACTTAGCAAGCTTCTCATAATTTGCGCGGTCGCATACAACCCAGTATATGTTTACTCCGTAAACGCCAATCCATATATGTCTGAATTTGTATCTGCTCATTCAAATAACGTTCCCTGATCTTGCCTTGCCTCTTTAATACGCCTATTAGATAATTCCACCTGACTTTCCCGAATATCAATCCCTATCCATTTTCTTTTTGTTTTTTCAGCGGCCGCACATGTTGTTCCTGAACCACAGAACGGGTCCAGTACAATCCCGCCGGGCGGGCAGAATGACCTTATGAAGAACTCCGCCAGCGATTCCGGGAATGGTGCTTCGTTTTCGTGAGCGAGTTTACTGCCCATCCATCCACCGCCGACCTTGAGCGAAATTACATTGCCGGGATTTGCTTTTTTGGGCGGCCCATAACTAGGATTTCCCTTTGCTCCATTCTGGCGTTTGTATTCACTTGGTGTTTGAATCTTGTGGCTTGGCTTTCCAGAGTTCTTCCCTCGAGATCCATCTGGGTTTCTCGGGCCCAACTTATTGCCTTCTGAGCAACCCCACTGATTAACTCGGGATCCATCGCTAAGTCTATAGCTCATTTCTCCACCCGGTGCCCATTTCGGTGGATGTCCCATTGCTGTATTGTCCGACCAGGGCAACTTTCCTCCATTTGTGGCACAGATAATGAACTCGTAATCATTCCTGAGCCAGTCAGAACCACCTGATCCCGGTATCCCGACTCTTTGAAAAGCCGGTGGCTTGCGCAGATGAACACCCGCTCTATGCAGATCGGCCATCATAAGAATCGGTTCTGCTGT